AGATGTATCTAGAGGAAGCATTTGAAAGTTCTTCATTGCTACATATGCTTTAGCTAAGTTTCCTTTTCCCCAATCTTCACCAAGTGAATGTCTTGGTAAAGTATTTTGATCAAGCATGATAATGGTACCAAGTTCATCAACAAGTATATCTGCTATTTGATTATTTACAATATTATAACCAATTTGAAAAGGTTTCATTAAATCAATAAGTGCAGTAGATTTAGTATTTCTATCTGAGAATACAGAACCTTCTACAGGAAGTTTACATCCATATAAAGAGTTATCTCCTTTAAATTGAAACTTTAAAGGACCAATATGATTTTTATCAATACCTAAGTATAATGGTGAAAAACCTCCGGGATTATTCATACCCCAGAATGATGGAATATTTGGCCCAATTTTTACACCACCCCAAACTTCATTAATATAAATCCAATCAATATGTTCTCCATAAACTAAATTGTCTTTACTTTTATTTTTCATCAATCTAGTGTCATAAACAGGATTGTCTTCTACTTTATAATCTTCAGTAATAATCTCATTTATAATTTCACCATTTTCAGCTACTTTAGTTAGGTGTCCAATTTTTCTTTGAGACTTCCAATATACTGTAGTAACTCTTAATAAGTATGTAGTACCTGTATCAATATAATCTTCTCCTTCTGATAGTATTTGATTAACTATATCTCCACCATCTAATACAGAACCATTCATAGCAGAAGTATATTGTCTATATGCTAATGAGGGCATGTTAGTATTCCATTCATGTGATTTTGTACCATCATAAAATGAACCATCATTTTGCATACCTCCGATTGTATAACCAGCAGATCTAATAGGATAAATTTGTTCTAAAGCTTCTAATTGTTCTTCAGTCATTATATATCCATATCTATCAATAACATCTGCTACAGTCATCATATCAGTTTTACCAACCCAATGTGCTTGAGATATATATCTTGTGTCTGGAGACTTATGATAAAAAGTAACTACAGGATTCCATAACTCTACTTCATAATCATCTTCCATCATGCGGAAATGCCAGAACTCTCTATCTGTAATAAGCATATCTCTGAATCCTCTTTCTTCAAGTTCATCCATACCAAATCTTTCTACATCTACTTTATGTTGATGAGCAGCCCATTGCTCTACCATTGATCTATAATCTTTTTTATAAAAGCTTTCAATTTCAGGTAGTGTCTTAAGTTTTTCAGGAGATAGTTCTTGTTGTGCTTCTTCTGATTCTGGATCTAAACCTTGTTCTAATAAAGCAGATGTAATTTTAACTTGAGCATCTGCCATTAATACTTCTTCTACATCTTTTCTTTTTTGCTCTAGCATTTCATTATAAGAAAACTCATCTATAGCTCTATATGTAAGTTTTGTACTTCTTTTAGCAAACTCTGCTACTAAAACATTAATTACATTAGGTATGATTGGATAGAATTTTAGCTCTAAAGCAGATTGATCTTCTTTAGTTAAAACTTCAACTATTTCTCTATAATCATTATTTTCTTCTACTATATAATCACTTTTATCTATAATACCTTTTGCCAACTTATAGTTTTTCATTAGCCTTCTGGCATTTCTTCTGATTTGCTTTAGACCATTCCATTCATACCAATCAAGATTCCATGCAGCCCATTCGTCTGTTTTATCTTTTTTAGGAAGAAACTGTAATGGTTGAGTTATACTACCCAATCTATTTTGTTCAGTTTTAGCACCTTTTTTAACTTGTAATGCGTTGTATACTTGCATGATTTCTATTTAATATTTTTAAATGCTGATTTTTTAAATCCGTTGTCTCTATTTAAACTTTTATTTCCCATATGTCTAAACAAACCCTTATTTAATTTAAACAAATTTTCTGACTTTTGCAAGTTTTTACTTGCATCATCCATAATAACTCTTTTAGTATAACCTATATTTGCTTGTTGAATTCTCATAAATGCAACCATTGCAGAAAATGCAACTAGTCTATCCACGTTTAAACCATCTGTATATTTATGCATTTCTTTAAGTAACATTACATCTGGAATCCTTTCTATACCATATGTTATTTTTACTATCGTTCCATCAGGTTTAGTTACAGTATCTAGTTCTTCTTTACAGTATTCTATGACATAACTTAATAAATGATGTTTAAATAGTACTCCTGTATTTCTCCAACCATACTCCTGGAAGACGTTACTATTTGCACTTAAGTCTTTTAAGAACATAATTTGATTCTTAGGAACAAGATACTTCTGTCTTTTTCTAGATATCATGTATAGAATAAATAAAGATATGTTATTCTCAATTACAGTCTGAGCATTGTACCATTCTATGATCATTTCTAATCTTTCATGAGTTTGCTTAATATCATCAAATCTTCCACACCATGCAGCTACTATTTTATCTTGTTCTATGTATGTTTCTGATTCTCCTGCTGTATGTTTAGTTACTTGTACAGGAGCTTTCATTACATAGATAGAACATAGTGAGTCTGAAGTAGTTGTCTTTCCCTCAGCCACGGGATCTATAGATGCATAATACTGACCATATACTGGATCTTTAACTGGTCTTTCCCATACAACTAAGCATCCAGTTTTATCTTCAGTCTTTTTACTTATTGGAAATTCAGATATTGGTAATTTATTACTTGTCTTAACTTTAATCTTTCCTGTTTCATCTCTAGATATATCTAGATACTCATAAGCATATTCTTTATCTTCTATTCTTCTTATCTGAGCAGTAACAAGATGTGATGGAAACTTAGATACTTTTCTATGTTTAAATGCTTCTGCTATATTTCTAGGATGCTGAGATATCTCTAATTGATAATCTTCAGGGTCCATAGATTTCTTTATCTTCTCAAAATAATCATCTAATGCTTGTAATGCTTCTTCTACAAGTGAATTACCATAATCATCTATATAAGGAGGCATTGACCATTGTTCGGGAATAAATAAACCTGACTTACCTAAAGTACCTTGCTCATCTAGTAAATTTGTATCTACAGAAAATATATCATTTGCTTCTGGATCTAGAATCATTTTCTTTAATGGCTCACATTGATCTAAATCACCCACTGATCCTGCTGCAATAAATAATCCTGTAGTAATCATACCTGATTTAAGAGCTGGTTTAATGTATCCAAATGTTGTATTCATCTTGGGAGCAATACCAGCCTCTTCATGAAAGAAGTATTTAACTGGTCCACCTACTCCATTTGTTGGATCTTTATCAAAAGACATTCCTTGTAATGTTCCTTTTAATCCTACCTCAGCTTTTCTATCTCCTTTTCTTACTTCAATCTTTTGTTGCCACATCATTACTTTATCTGGAGACATTGGTCTATACCAAGCAGTATGTTCATTTAAGAATGCAGCATATTCATTTAGAAATTTCCATGTACCTTTCTCATTAATGTAATCTTTAAGACTGGCTCCCATCTTTAGAGTAACCCCTGCTTCAAACCATAACTGATTAATTAGTTTTCCTGCATGAAAATAACTAGATGCAATCTGTCTTTTCTTTAATATAGCAGCATGTAAATAGAATAGTTCTGCAAGTACCTCATATAAGGCCATATGATATTGAGCATCTCTTATCTGAGCAAAGTCAAACTTCTGTTGTTCTTTATCAAAGATTGGTAAGAAGTTTAACCACATATAATAATCTCTGGTAAGATACCATGTTTTATTATCTGATTTAACTAATACTCCTAGTCTACATTTATTTTTCTGATCATCCCAGTAATTAACAAAGTCTCTTGATTTAAATGGTGCAGTACAATATACTTTGGTTTCTCTAAACTTTCTAGATTCAGTAATAAATACTTCATTGGTTGCTTCATTAAACTCATATTTTCCAGGTTCTCTAAATATGGAAAATAAAAAGTCTCTCCAGTCATCTCTTGATTCAAAAGAGGTTGTTGTCCATGTACCATTATCCCATGTAGGAATATCTTTATATATGTCATCCATAATTAACTATCATAGGCAAGACCTTGACCTCCTCTAACTTTGCTTTGTTGCTCATCTTGTAAATCTTTATATACACCTTTAAATGATTGTCTTATACCATCAAAATCTTTTGCTAATGCTCTTATCTGAGCTATATTACCATCTTTACCATCTGTAATTTGTGCAGTTGACAAATATTTAGATATTCTATCTAAAGCTTTTTGCATACCAACATATGCTCTAGATGTAGGTGTTTCATACATTTTTTTACAAAACTCAAGTGCTATAAATATATCTTGATCTTCTGTAGAAAACTCACCACCTATTTCATTTAAAATAATATATTCTTTATCTACATCTGGTGTGTGAAAAAAAGGGTTCATATCCGGATTAGG